GACGACGAACACGGCGGGCGCCTGCGCGGTCAATCTCACCATCGTCCGACACGGCGGCGCGGGCGTGACGAAGCGACGCGTGTATCGCACGCCGACGACGGGCGGCACGGCCAAGCTGGTGCTCGAGGTGGACGGCGATCCCGCGAACCTCACGGTCGTCGACACGCTGAAGGACAGCAGTCTGGGTGTCGCCGCCCCGACCGAGAACACGACGGGCACGACGACGACCTATGCGAGCGCGTCGCTGACGAACATTCCGATCGGGCCCAGCGGCACGACGAAGCGCAAGCTGTATCGCTGGCTCGCCAGCGCGGGCGAGTATCGCTTGACGACGACGATCAACGACAACACGACGACGACCTACACCGACAGCAAGGCGGACGCGTCACTCGGCGCGGCGCCGCCGACGACGAACACGATTGGCGGCGCGCTCGGCATCGGCCGGTACTGGTGGGGCGTGAGCTTCGCGACGGCGAACGGGGAGACGTTGACGGGTCCGCTGATCGCGTTCGATGTCACGACGGGTGCGGCGACGCTCACGGGCATTCCGACATCGAGCGATGGGCGCGTGACGCAGCGACGCGTCTATCGCACAGCGGTCAATGGCGGACCGCTGCTGCTCGAAGCAACGCTCAACGACAACACGACCACGACGCTCACGAGCGCGGGCGCGGATGGCGCGCTCGGCGCGTCGAGTCCCGTCGCCAATACGACGGGCGGGGCGCGTGTCACGCTGACCAACATCGCGATCGGCGGCGGCGCGACGACCGCGCGCAAGGTGTATCGCACGGTCGCGGGCGGCGGCGAATTCCGCTTCCTCGTCACGCTCAACGACAACACCACGACGACCTACGATGACAACAAAGCCGACGCCGCGCTGGGCGAAGTCGCCCCCGGCGATCTGCTCGTCGAGCTCACAGGCGTTCCGGCGAGCGGCGCGGGGTCCGTGCTGTATCCGCTCAAGACGGGCGACGAGCTCAATCTCTACGTCCAGTGCGACGACGTCACGGCGCAGACTGAGCTCAAGACGCTGGAGGGCGCATCGAGTGACGGCGTCGTCGAGCACGTCATCCAAGATCGACGGGTGGGGCTCGCACAAGCGACCGCACGCGGCAACGCCGAGCTCGCCCTGTTCGCGCGTCCGCTGCGCACGGTGACGTATGCGACGCGTGACCCGAAGACGCGCACCGGGAAGACGGTACGGATCGCGCTGCCCTCGGTCGGCATTGACGGAGAATTCGTGATTCAGAGTGTCGAGCTCGACGAGCTCGACGAAGCCCCCGGACTGCAGCCGCGCTATCGCGTCAGCGCGAGCTCGGTCAAATTCACCATCGAAGACGTGCTGCGTCGTCTGCAGCTGGAGTCGTGACCCGTTCGGGCACACGACGGACTGCGTAAGAATTACCCTATCGCGCCGCGAACCGCTACGCGCCCCGTACAGCGACGCGCGTCGACGACGTGCTGACGTAGGGGGCGAGCGGCGATCGTCGTTGCTGGGGCGACTGTGCGCGATTGCAGACGCGTCTGAGACGTGGTCGAATTCAGACACGCGCGGCTGTGTGCGCGCGTCGCGCTCGCCCGCCAGCGGTCGTCATGGGGCGCTGGCGGGCAGCAGCGCGGCAGCAAGCCTCGCGTCATCGTCAGCCCAGCAGCAGCAACAGCCCCATGCCCAGCACGAACAGCACGATCGCCGCGCCGAGCGCGAGCGCGACGAGCAGCAACGCACGCGGCGTCAGCGAATCCATGTCAGCAGGTAGAGGGCGAGCGCGAGCAGCACGCACGCGACCAGCAGCAGATGACGCGGACGACGAGCGCGTGTGTGTGTCATCGTTCAGTGTCCGAACGGCGACGGCGGCACGGGCACGCCGTCGCCGTGTCGATGCGTGCGGAAGCGTCGCTGTATCTCCGCGCGCATCTCCTGCACCATGAGTCGCACGCGTCGCGGCAGCAGCGACTCGTCGTCGTGCTTGACGCTGTCGACGTGTCGACCCAGCGCCGCGTAGTTGTGCGCGTTGATATGCGCGCCGCACGTCGCGCACGCGTACCATTCGCCGCTACTCATCATCGGCGCAGTGCGCAGCGTCGCTGTCAGCGTCGCCCCCGGCATCTCGAAGTCGACGCACGGGAACCGCCAGCAGACGGGACGCGCGCTGCAGAAGTCGCAGCACGCCATCCACGCCGCGCGCTCGCGCTCAAGATCCCAGCCGTGCCAGTGCAGACGCCAGACGCCAGACGCGTCGCAGCGCAGCACACCGCGCGCAATGAGCGCGTCGCGAATCGACGGATGAAACGTCTGCACGCGATCGTCGAGGTCGATCGCTGTGCAGCCGTGCCCGTGTTCGTCGCGCGCCATATCGCGGGCGTGCTCTGTCACGCGTTCGCCCCCGCCCCGTTCACGCTGACGTCCGGTCGAATCTTGCGCACGACCCAGCCGTCAGCGGTGCGTTTGAGCTCGCGCGTCTTGACCAGCTGCGACAGCGTCAGCCCGAGCACGCGTCGCGCATTGCCGTCTGAGCCCAAGCGTCCGTTTCCCGGCCCGCCTTTGAATTCGCGCTCGACGAAGCGCGTCTGCGGCAGCAGCTGCTCGAAGCTCACGACCGCGTCGCCGACTTCGCGGAACAGCCCGCGCACGACGTCAATCGGACGCGTGCCCGCCTTCGTGTCCTCGCGTACCCTGCGACTGTAACGTGCTGCGTCTGAGGTCGACGTGCCGCGCTGCGACGCTGTCGCGCGCTCGCGCACGTGGCCGACGACTTTATGCGCGCGCTTCAGCATCTTGCCGACGTCGAGCAGCAGTCGGATCGCGTCGTCGCAGCGCTGCGCTTCGCGTCGATGATGCTCGCGAAGCTCGATCAGTTGCTGTACTTCGGGCGTGGTCTTCGTCATGGGGTCGTGCCTCCCTTTGTTGTGTGCGTGAGTCGCGCGCGTCGTCGACAGTCGCGACGCTGCAGCGTGCGGATAATGCGTGCGTCTTCGAGCTCAAGGATCGTCGCGCAGCGATGCAGCTGGCTCGCGAGCTCGCGATAGACCGCTGCCGCGTCGACGCGCGACAAGTCCGCTTCGACGACTTCGCGGCCAATGAGGGGCACGAGCTCAGACGCGAGTCGTGCGCAGACAGTAGCGATGATGTCGCTCATGACGTCACCCCTTGCGAGGGACGACGACGACGTCAGCGTACAGCGCGGCAACCTGCTGCGCTTCGTGCTTGCGAGTCCAGCATGTGGCATCGCGCGCAGCGCGCACCCAGTCTGGTCGATTGCGCTCGTCGTCCCACTTGTAATACCAACCGTCGCCGCGTTGAATGCAATAGTCGTTCGTCATGTTCGATTCAGTGTCGCCGCGACGTCGCGCTCGTGCTGTTGCGTGCGCTCGCGTCGTCGTCGCTGACGCTCGCCGCGCTGCGTGCGCGCTTCCGCTTTGCGCTCGCGTTCCTTCAGTGAGTGAAACGACACGAGCGCATCGCGCGTCGTGCCCGCTGTCGCCCACGCGTCGGCGTTGAGTTCTTTCGACTCGAAGAGTCGCCAGAGCACATACAGCGTCGTCTCGCCGAGTCCCGCGATGCCCGCGAGCGAATACGGCGTGGCCTTGTCGTACAACTCGCGCACCGTCGTCGCGCCGAGCGCGTCAGCAGCAGCGGTGAGCAGACGCGCCGCGCGTGTATGCACGACGCCGAGCTCCGTCGCGAGTCGATGCGTCGACCACGTCTCGCGGCCGATGCGCAGCGGCGCGTGCTGCTCGTCGCTCGCGCTCAGTCGCTTGACAAAATCGCTGCCGATGAGACGCGTGATGGTCGGGGTAAACGCGAAGCTCGAACGTCGCTGTCTGGACATAGTCGCGCACGTTATCACAGCTGGCGCGTGAGTCATGCACTCGCGCTGCAGTCTAGTGAGTCGACGCTGCGCTCGTGTGAGCGCTGCACTGCGAAGTGCGACAACGCAGCTGCTCAAAACACTAGCCGAAACACTAGCCGACGGGGGGTCAAAACCGCTAAGTCGAGGCTGTGCGAGCATTTCGCGCGAATCGCAGGAAACGCTAATGTTCTCAGCGGTGAGCCCCGGTGAATCGTAGTGAGCTCAGACGAGCTCTGACGGCATGAAATAGACTTGACGAGTCTACGTCGAATCGCGAAAACCTTAATGAATTCGCGAATTTACCCCGAACACTAGCCGAAAACACTAGCCGCGCGCTATCATTGTGTCGTCGCATTCACCTTTTGCATGCGACACGCTTTCGTCCTCATGACGACGACGAACGACACGAAAGGCGCACGACGATGGGTCACTTGATACAGCAGAAGAACAACTCGCAGAACCTGCTCATGGTCTGGACGGGAACGGACGGCAAGCGCATCACGCGCAGCAGCGGCACGAGCGATCGCAAGGAAGCGCAGCGTCTGCTCGACATCGAAGTCGGCAAGGTCGCACTGGGCGACGTCGTCACGCGTGAGACGACGGGACGTCGCGCGTGTACCTTCGACGACGCGGTGCGGCTGTACGACGACGACCTGACGAAGCGCAAGTGCAGCGGGCGTGATGATCTGGTCGGCAAGATCGCGTTGCATCTGCGTCCCGTGTTCGGGACTCCCGGCACGCGCAAGCTCGCCGACATCACGACGGCGAGGGTCGAGGCGTACGACAAAGCGCGTCGCGATGCGGGCGCGAAGCGCGAGACGATCAATTCAGAGCTTCGCGTGCTGCGTCGACTGTTCATGATTGCGGTCGAGCGCAAGCGCTATCGCGGCGACGTGCCCCTCATCACGATCCCCGATGCGAAGAACGCACGGACAGGGTTCTTCGAGCGCGCGCAGTACGACGCGCTGCAGCAGCAGCTGTCGCACTGGCTGCGCGGTCCCGTCACGCTCGCGTACTTCACGGGCTGGCGCTTCGCGTCTGAGGTCTGCTCACTGCGCTGGAGTGAAGTCGACCTGACAGCGGGCGTGCTGCGACTCGACAACAGCAAAAACGGCGAGGGGCGCGTCTTCCCGTTCACGCCGATCGCGGAGCTCGACGACGCGCTGCACGCAGCGGACGTGCAGCGACAGCGTCTGCAGCGCGACGGCGTCATCGTGTCGCACGTGTTCCATCGCAACGGCGAGCCACTGGTGCTGCCGCCACGTGGGAGCTCGCGCACGGGTGAGACAACGAAGTGGGTGCGCACCGATTGGGCTGAGTCGTGTAAGCGCGCGGGCGTCGTCGGTCGCATCCCGCACGACATGCGACGCACTGCGGTGCGCGACTTGATGCGCGCGGGCGTGCCGCTCAAGACGGCCATGAAGCTCACGGGTCACAAGTCGATGAGCGTGTTCCTGCGTTATCAGATTGTCGACGAGAACGATCTGACAGCAGCGGTCACGCAGCTGGCCGCACGTCACGCGCTGACGCAGCAGCAGCTGCGACGCACGCGCACGAAGCGCGCCGCGTAACTCCGACACGTCACACGTCACAACGCGCCCCCGGTCGAACACGACGTCGCCGGGGGCGTCGTGCGTACGGCAGCAGATGCCGTGTCAAACCACGCAGCCCAGACCATCACGCGCGCGGCGGCTCGACTCGATACTCACAGTGCTGGCATGTCGCCCGCCCCCCTGAAAGGTTGACCCCATGACGACCAAGACCGCGAAGCAGACGAAGACGACGACGAAGCAGACGAAGCGCGCGACGAGCGCGAAGCCGCAGCAGCTGACGCTCGTGCAGCCCGTCGTCGAGACGTTGCCCAGCGTGACCCCGGAACAACTCGCTGCACAGGTGCCCCCGTCGAGCGACGACGCAGCAGCGCGCAAGCAGCGACGCAAGGAAGCGCGCGCTGCGCGTCGTGCGCGCAAGCTCGCAGCGGGAGCAGTGACGACGACAGCGACGACGACGAGCGTCGAGTCGAAGCCGAAGACGACGACGACGAGCGCACGCGCGTCGCTCATCGCGCAGCTGGTCGATGTCATCGTCGACGAGGTGCGCGTCGAACTACGCGCGAAGCTGTCAGCAGCGCTCGCGACGCTGTAACGTCGAGCTCGTCTCAACCACAGCCCCCGAACGCGCAAGCGACGCGTTCGGGGGCTTCGTGCGTACGGGGGTCTGCGACGCGTCTGCTGACACGCTGAGCGACGAACGACGTCGCGTCGCTGCGTCAGCACGTCGAGCGCGTCGAGCGCTCAGAACCGCTCAGAACAGTCGAGCTTGAGCGCGTCAGCTGAGCTCGAAACCCCCAACAATCGCCGGGGCGGTACGGCTTTCGTGCAGGAGTGTGCAGGTTCGCCTAACTTAGCGGGGCGCTTAGTGCGATAATAAGTGTATGAGAACGAACGACATGACAACGACGGCGGCGGCAGCGCTGACGAAGACGAAGACGACGACACTGCAGCGCGACGACGCGTGCGCGACGTGCGGTCGTCGTCTCAAGACATTCAAGCACGCATGGGTCAGCGCGACGAGCAAGTACTGCACGAAGGCGTGCGCGACGACGCATCAGGAGCAGACGACGACGACGACGAGCAGCACGAGCGCGTCGAGCGACGACACGAAGACGCAGCAGCGCGCGACGTGCTCAGCGTGCTTCGCGGAGCAGGCCATCACGAAGCGCGGCGCGCTCGTCGCGCACGGCTACACGCGTCCGCAGCAGTGGCATCAAAACGTCGGCACGTGCGACGGTGCAGGGCAGATGCACTTCGGCACGACGCAGGGTCGTGACTACACGCAGACGCTTGCGCAGCGCGTGCGTGACGCGGCGCAGGGAGTCGACGTCAACGCGACAGACGTGCTCGCGGGTCGCGCCCCGGTGATGGGTCGCAAGCGCATCGCGGGATCGCGCCTCTACACGATGACGGCGATCGAGAACGCGACGCAGTCGCAGCGTCAGCAGTATGCAGCGACGCTGACGCAGCAGGCGCAGCAGATGCGCGAGCACGCGCGCGAGCTCGACGCAGCAGTCGCGAAGTGGATCGCGGTCGCGCCGAAGACGGTGCGCGTCGAAGCGAAGCAGACGCTGCTGCACATGCGCGACGCGGGTCGACGCTTCGGCGGCAAGCTGTGCGCGTCGTCAGCAATGGGAGCGCTGAAGGGCTACACGACGAGCGACGTCGCAAGCGTGACGTGCGAGAAGTGCAAAGCGCTCATCGCGCGACGTCAGAAGTCAACGAAGTAACGCAACGAACGACGAGGAACAACGAACATGAAGATCAATAGACAGCTTCGCAAGGACATCAATGCAGCGGTGCGCGCACACGTGCGCTCCGCTGCGCCGCTCGCAGAGGTCGGCTATCGCGACGTCACGACTGACGGTCGCACGCAGAGCAACAACGCGCTCACGTGGCACGAGCACGCGGACCTCAACGACATGCGTCGACTCGCTGACGTGCGCGAGCTCGACGACGACGCGCTCAACCCCGGCTGCTTCGAGCTCGACTTGTATGTGACGACGGGAGTCGGCCTCTATCGCGAGCTCGAAACGAACGTCTGCGTCTTGATTCGTGACGGCAAAGTCGTCGGCGCAACGTCGAAGGGGCTGCGCGTCGAATCCATCAAGCGCGCGCTCGCGTTTCCGCTCGGCGGCTTCGACGATGCCTTCTGGGGCGAACAGCATCGCGCGTCGATCGCACAGCCCATCGAGACGTCGTCGCTGCGCACGACCGCGCAGCGTCGACACGAGCTCGACGACACGACGACGTCGCGTCTCGATGACGACGGCGAGCGGTGGTGTCGCGATTGTCACGACTCATACAACGTCGCGAGCGGCTGCGCGTGTGGCCGCAAGGACGACGACGACGCGCAGCAGCAGCAGTGAACGACAGCAACAACGCGAAAGGACAGCACCCCATGACGACAACGTATCTCGACGGTCGCGAGCGCACGAGCATCAAGCTCGGCTCGCGCACGTTCTCGATTCGACAGACGCGCTATGACAACTGGTACGGGTATATCGGCAGCACAAAAGTCGAGTCGTTCGGCAACGACTCGCAGGGCACGCAGGAGCAGCACGCGCGCGCGTGGCTCGACGAGCAGCGTCGCACGTATGGCTCGACGCTGTGTGAGCGCTGCGGCGAGCAGCAGACGACGCACGCGACGCAGATCTGCGACGCGTGTCGCGCTGAGTGTGGCGACACGCGCGTCGCGCCGCGCTTCAGTCCAGAGGAAGTGCAGCTGCTCGCAGCGCACGCGTACGACGTCTGGAACTATTGCGCGCATGACGTGCTGCAGGCGGTCGCTGACGACAAGGGCAGGAGCATCGAGCGCGTCAGCGTGTCGCGCGACGAAGCGATTGAGATTGCGCTCGACGCCGACCGTCTCGAATCAGAGCTTACGTCGCTGCTGCGTCGCGGACGTCACTCGTCGCTGCTCACGCACGATCTGCTGGCGCGCTGGCAGCAGCTGACATACGACGAGCGCATCGCGATCGCACGCGTGCGCTTCACGCATTCACGCTACGGACTGTAAGGGAGAACGACGAACATGAAACGCAATCCAGTCACGGGTCGGATCATTCCGAAGCCGACAGCCTATCTACTGCACGACCTCGACCCCGCGATCTGGGATCGCTTCAAGCAGCGCGCAGACGCGAGCGGGCTGCCCATGCGCACGGTCATGCTGGAGCTCGTCGCCGCGTATGCGAACGGCGCGATCGAGGTGGAGCAGCAGCTGGTCGTGCGTCCGCGCAAGGCGGGTGTGCGATGAGACTGTCGCTGCGTCACTTCGTGCGCGACGTGCGCGAGCACGCGTCGAGCAATCTGATGGAGTTGCACTGCGAGGGCGAGCAGCCCTCACGCTGGCGCGTCGCACGTGAGCGCGTCGGCGTCACGCTGCAGCACGTGCGCTATCTCATCGCGGCTGTCTACTGCGACCGCTTCGGTCACTCGTCGCAGACAGAAGTCGCGGACAACGTCTACGGTGAGCGCGACGCGCGCGGTCGACTCGTCGACATCGACTGCGGGAGCGTCTCGTGGTTCTGTCCGCGTTGCGGACGCGGCGGCACGAACTACTTTTGAAAGGACACTGACCCCATGACACAACTCGAACGACTGATACAGGCGCACACGCAGCGCGCGACGCTGGAGACGATTGCGACGCGCAGCGACACCGTCGCCGAAGAGATGGCGCGCGAACTGCTGCGCGACCCCGTGATTCGCACTGAACTAAAGGCGCTCGTGCTCGCCGCCTTCAAGGCGACATGGGCGTCGCTGAAGCAGCAGCGGCCCGCGCGCACGACGCGACGTCGACGCGCGTCCTCGTCCCGCAAGCGCTGACACGCGTCGCGCGCTCGCGACATCTCGCGGCCTCGCTCCGTAGAACTACGGGGCGAGGCCGTTGTCCTGTACGTGGGCTCCGAAAAACTACGGGCACGCGTTGCGCGCGTCGTGTCGTTCGTCGACCGACGAGCGACGAAGGTCGTGCTTGCGATCGCGTGCGCCGATGGGTAGAGTCTGCGATCTTCGGCGGCGCGATCGGAAGACGGACTCGCCTCCCGCCCACAATCATTCGCAGTCGACGCAAGATGGGAGACGAGCCTATGTCGACGTTGTCGTTGTCGTCGGCGTCGTCAGTGCGGGCGCGGCTGGAACAGTTGCCGTCACGCACGCAGCGCGCGCTGCTCGCGCAGCTGCGTGCGACCGTGCGCGTCGTCACGGGACGCGAGTTGTCTACAGCTTCCGGCGTCGACGAGCTCGACGCGTTGCTGCAGCAGCTGCCGCGTCGCTGGCGTCGGGCGTACGCGTCGACGGTCGTCGGTATCGTGCGTCTGGTGCCTTCGCGGTCGTCGCGTCAGCGACGAGCAGCGACGATTCCTCGATCAAGGTCCCGAAGCGCAGCTGCAGGACGCGCGGCAGCAGACGCAGATGGTCGATGAGTCGCTGCTCGAAGCGCGTCAACTCATTTTTCAGCGACGGCGGCTGCGTCACGTCGTCGAGCGGCACCGTCACGGTGTAGCCGCGCAGCTGGTCGTAGGGCGTCACGACATCGTGCATGAGCGTCGCGGGCGTCACGCTGAGCGCGGCCGCGAGCTTGACGATCGTGCGCGGCTCGGGCAGATGCTTGCTACGCTCCCAGAGGCTGACGGCTGTCGTGCGGGTAAAGCCTAAGCGCTTCGCAAGTACTTGCTGCGTGAGTCCTGCGCTTTCGCGCGCGCGTCGCAGGTTCGCGCCGAACGTCGTGATGTCAGTCATGACGCATAGTCTAATCCGAAGCGTGTATGCGGCGTGAGTTGTAGTGAGTCCTAGTGAGTCCTGATGCATCGACTGTGCGTGATACAGCGTAGGACTTGACAAGGTGTCGTGTGACGGTGGTATACGTTCACCGCATGCGACAATCACTCACACCCCAGACGTCGACGCCACCACCCACCCGCGCGCGCTTCGCCTCGCTCGACGACGCGCCGGTCGTGCTGACGCTCGACGAGCTCGCCCAGATTTATCGCTGCAGCCCGCACACGATTCGCCGACGACTCGAAGCGGGCACCTTCACGCCCGCCCCGATCAAGCGCCGTCCGTATCGCTGGCGCAAGGACGACGTCATCGACGACCTCGATCGTCTCGCTGACGAAGCGGCGCGCTCGTCGTCGTCCCGTCGTCGTCGTGCGTCGCGTCGTTCGCAGTGACTGCGTTGCAACCGCTAGGAGGTGTGCTCATGGCTGATTCGTCTACAGCCATTGTTCCCGCGTCGTCGACGAGCGTCGCCCTGCCCGTGCCGCAATTCACCGGACAGCAGATGGTCGATGCGCTCGTCGCGTATCGCGAGCTACAGCGTGCGCTCGATGGCGCGATGCCCGAAGCGATCATTGACGTCGATGGTCGACCGTTTCGCAAAAAGGCGTACTGGCGCGCCATCGCCGTCGCCTTTAATCTCGACGTCGACCTCGTCGAAGAGCGTCGCGAAGTCAGCGGCAGCTTTCACGACGGCCGCGAGAACGTCGGCTATATCGTCACGTGTCGCGCGACGACGCGCAGCGGACGCAGCGTCACGGGCGACGGCAGCTGCTTCGCCGTCGAGAAGGCGGCGCGCTTCCGCTGCCCGCACCCGCACCCGTCATGGGACGGCAAGTCGCTGCACTACCCGCACGAGTCGTGTCCGGACTTCGACGCCGACTATCGCTGGCGCGAGTATCCGGCACAGGCCAGTGAGCACAATCTGCGCTCGCACGCGCATACGCGCGCCTTCAATCGCGCCGTGTCGAACAACGTCGGCTTCGGCGAAGTCAGCGCCGAAGAGGTCGAGCGCGACGATCGCGACGAGCGTCACGCGCCGACGACGTCGCGTCGCACGTCGAGCGCGTCGAGCAACCGACCTCCGCGCGTCATCTCCGATCTGCAGCGCAAGCGACTCTGGGCTATCGCGAAGGAAGCCGGGTGGAAGGAACCCGAGGTCAAGGCGTATCTGCTGCGCGTGCATCATGTCGAGCACACCGACGCGATCACCGTCGACAAGTACGACGCCATCTGCAAAGCGCTGGAGCTCGGCGTCGAGCCCGCGCCCGCCGCATCAGAGGTGTCGTCGTGATCAGCGTCGACCACTTCACGCCGAGCGGCCTGACGTTCGATCCCGTGGCGCACGTCTACACGCTCGACGATCGCGTGCTCGTCAGCGTGACCAACGTGCTGGCCGCTGCGGGACTCGCCGATCGCGCGTGGTTCACTGAGGACGATCGTCGTCGCGGCACGGCGGTGCATCAGGCGATCGAGCGCTATCACGCACGACTCGACGCCGTCGAGTGGGATGCGATCGTCGCCCCCTACATGCGCGGCTATCGTCGCTTTCTCGCCGAGAGTGCGTTCCGCGTCGACGTCAGCGAAGAGCGCCTCGCCGATCCCTTTCTGCGACTGGCGGGCACGCTCGATCTGCGCGGGCAATTCATCAAGCACGACCTGACAGCGTCCGAGCGCATCGACGTCGTCGACGTCAAAACGGGCTGCTGTCCGCCGTGGGTCGGGATGCAGACGGCAGCGTACGTGCGTCTGCTGCCCGCGCACGTGCGCCCGCGCTGTCGACGCTGGGCGCTGCAGCTGCGCAGCGACGGTACCTATCAGTTGCTGCCGCTCGACAACCGTAACGACGAGCGCGTCTTCCTCGCGGCGCTGGTCATCGCGCAATACAAACGGGGGTGGCTGTGACACTCGACGCGACTGAGACACGCGGCGACGCGCCGCGCGACGCGCTCGCGCTCGATGCGCTCGTCGAGCGGGCACGGGCGATCGTCATCACCGACGCGACGCAGTATCAGCGCGCGGCGGACTTCGTGCTCGGGCTCAAGGACCTCCGCGCCGACATCGATCGACGCTTCGATCGACACATCAAACGCGCATACGAGGCACACCGTGCGCTCGTCGCGGAGAAGCGCGACGCCGAAGCACAGGCGGTCAACGCGGAGCGCATCGTCAAGCAGGCGATGGCGACCTACGACACGCAGCAGCAGCAGGCGATCGACGCGGAGCGGGCGCGCCGGGACGACGAGCAGCGCGCCGCCAACGCGACGCTCGAAGCAGCCGCAACGCAAGCGGAGACACGCGGCGACTTCAGCGAAGCCGACGCCCTGCGACAGCGTCAGTCGATGGCGCCGACCCCGCTCGAGGTCGAGCGGCCACGCGCCGAGGGCATCAGCGTCCGCGAGACGTGGAGCGCACGTGTCGTCGACTTCGATGCGCTCGTGCGTGCCGCCGCCACGACGAAGGCATACGTGGCGCTGCTGCTGCCGAACATGCCCGCGCTGAACGCGCAAGCGCGATCGCTCAAGCGACGGCTGTCGTTGCCGGGCGTCGAAGCGATCGCGACGAAGGATGTGAGCGCGCGTCGATGAGCGAAGGACTGCCGCGTCTGACGCTCGCGCCGTATACGCCGTTCGCGTGTCGCGTGTTCGGCTGTCCGCGCTGCGTCGCGTGGCGAGAGGCACAGCCCGTCGGCGTCGGCGTCGGCTTCTGCGACGAGCACAAGACGCGACACACGACGATTCCGATCGCCGTCTACGGACGACAGCACGAGGGATGGGAGCAATGGCCCGAAAGTCTGGTCGAGTACCTGCTGCGCGAACCGTCCCGTCAAGCGTCGCGGGCAGACGCGCGCGCTACGTGCTGCGTGCGCTCAAACGCGAGCTCGCCGACATCGGCGCGCTCATCGCGCAGCAGCGCCGCGTCGACGAGCGCACGCGCGGCAGCCTCGAAATGATTCGACACGTGCAGACGGTCATCGACAACAAGACGGCGACGTATCGCGGGAGGTGACGAATGGAACGAATGCTAATCAAGGACCCGGACGTCGACATCGTCTTCGCGATCGAACAGGACGACGACGCGATCGTGCTCGCCGCGCTCGACGTGACGGCCGA